AGCCATCCATATAATTTATACGGTGGTTACGCACAATATTTAGAAGTGGTGTTGCCATATAGAAATCAAATAGCAGAAGATAATGATTTACACTTACATACAATTATACATCCTAAGCTAACTGAAAAAGTAAACGGTAAAAGAAGCGTGCCATCTCCTTACGATTTAAAAGGTGGCTCTGAATGGTTTAATAGTGGTAAATGTATGATTACAGTACATCGTGAAGATTTAACACATAATTTAGCAATGATTAACTTTAACAAGATTAAACCACGTTCAGTTGGTAATATCGGCCAGCTTTTATTATGGTTTGATAAAGAAAAATTTTTATATTATGAACAAGACAATCCAGCACCAAATATTTATAATAAGGTGTACGCACAAAAAAACAAAAACTATAAATAAAAAATAAAAACAATGAATAAAAAAGAAGAAGTAAACAAATTATATCAAACTTTTAAAATTTTATGTGATATTCTTTTTGAAGATTATGATATAAGTTTTTATGATGCTCAATATGAAGAAATATCAAAATTATATCATAGTTTAAATAAAACTATGAGTTACAATGATTTTAAAACAGCAATATTTGTAAACTTATATCAAAAAGAAAAACAAGATGAATTACCTATAATAGAATCAAAATACTTTTATAGCGTTAATACTACAATTAAATTTTCTAAAACATACAATAAAATTATTGAAAACTATTTAAAAAAACAATGAGATATAAATATGAAGACATAGAAAAGTTTATGGAGTTTAAAACTTGGACTAACAAAGATAAAATAGATAAACTATTAGAAATAGATTGTAGTTTATATGCACACTTAGGTACTGATTCTACTAAAGCAGAGAAAGAAGAAGTTAAAAGAAAAAGCATAGATATATACAGAACCATAAAAACATTAGATAAAAAACTTGGTGATGAATTACTTTACTCTGAAGATTTGAAACAATGACAGATTTAGATTATACAATAACAAAGAACAAATTAGAAATATTACTTTTAAAAGCACAAGAAGGTTTAAAAGTAGGTAAGGTAACACAATCTAAATTGGAGGCGGTAGAAACGTTGCAAGATACTTTAAAATGTATGTTAGAGCTAAGATTAATGGTTGATGAAATGAAAAACAAACAAACATTATTAACAATGCAAAATGTAAAAGCATACAAAGAAACTGCACAACTAAAGAAAAAATTTAATACATTTAAAAAATGAAAACTATATTATTAATGTTAATCACATCACACATAACCAGTTTTATCTCTGGTGCTTTAATTGTCGTGATAATAAAAAAATATTTTGAAAAGTAAAAAGAGAACATTAAATGAATACAGACAAACGAAGGACTCTTACTACCGTAGCGTTGATTCTCCTGTTGAGTACAACATTGCTTTTTTGTGTAGAGTATATACTAATGACGCTGAACTTGGAGCAATAATTAGAAAACATTTTCAAAAGATATGAGTATTAATGCAAATCAAAAAGGTAAAAGGTTCGAGTTAAAAATTGCAAAAGATTTAGCAAAGAAGTTTGATACTAATATAAGAAGAACACCAAACTCAGGCGGTTTAAGTATTAAAGGTGATATTTTAACTACAAGTGGAATACTATCTGAATATAGTTGGGAGTGTAAGAACCAAGAGAAACTAAACATCTGGAAAGCATTAGAACAAAGCAAAGGAGATGCAAGAGGCACACTAAAAACTCCTGTAGTTGTATTTACTAAAAACTTTGAAGATGATTACATTGCTTTAAAATACGATGATTTTGTAAATATACTACTTGAATTAGATGAGTACAGAAGTAGATAATATATTACACATCTTAGTTAGAGATGAAAAAACTTGGCTAAGTATGGCTGAGGAAATAACCAGCAACAGTAAAATACCACCAAAAGATTTATTACACGATTTTTATATTGCTTTACATAGTAAAATTGATAGTGGTAAAGTAAAAATTAACGATATTCTATATAACGATTCTTTAAATAAAGCGTTTATATATAAGATGATGCACAATTTATTTATTGATACAATAAGAGTTGATAAAGATTTACTAATAGATAAAGACCTAAAAAACATAATAGAAGCAGACAACGAACCATATGTTGATATAGAAAAAGTTGTTGATGATATAGTAAATGATTTTTATTGGTTTGATAGAAAGTTATTTAATTTATATAGAAAGAAATTCCACAGTATAAGAAAACTATCCGCAGCAACTAATATATCACACGTAGTTGTATGGAGAACAATAAACAATTGTATTAAAGAAATTAAAAAAAAAATTAATGATAACTGTTAATAGTATATCAGGTGGTAAAACATCAGCTTACATAGCAGCTAATTACAAAGCTGACTACAATGTTTTTGCTTTAGTTAGAACTGATGACAAAAACTGTATGTATCCAGATGTAAAAGTAAGACAGTTAGTATCTGATAAATTAGGAACTGAGTTTATAGGCACTTTAGAAGATGATATTATTATTAATACAATATTAGATTTAGAGCAGTTTATAGGACAAGAAATACATTGGGTAAGTGGTAAGACATTTGATAAAACAATTATAACAACAAAGAAAGAAACTAAATATTTACCAAACAAAATAGCAAGATACTGCACTACAGAATTAAAAACTATGCCTATTTTATATTGGATGTATGATGTAATTAAAGAACCTGTTATAATGCGTTTTGGTTATAGAGCTAATGAAACTAAAAGAGCAATATCAATGCTTGAAAAAACAGATGAAGAAGGATTCACAAAAGTAAAAGCAACATTTAGTAAATTAAAAGATGGCAGAAATAGTTGGCAAGAAATGAGATATTGTCAACCAGAATTTCCATTAATAAATGATAATATTTACAAAGATAATATAGAGGAGTATTGGAAAGATAAACCAGTTAGATTTGCATATATGAATAACTGTGTTGGTTGTTATTGGAGAAGCCCTTTATTATTAAAAAAAATGAGTGACAAGCATCCAAATAAAATGCAATGGTTTGCAGACCAAGAAACAAGTAAAAGCAAATGGAGAAGTGATGTTATGTACAAAGATGTAATTAAATGGAAAACACAAACTGAATTATTTGATAATGATTTTAATAGTTGTGATTCTGGTTATTGTGGATTATAAATAAATAAAATGAAAAGTAAAGGTTTAGGCGATACAGTAGAAAAGATAACAAAAGCTACAGGCATAAAACAAGCTACTGATTGGATATTTGATAAGTTAGGTAAAGATTGTGGATGTGATGCAAGAAAAGAAAAGCTAAATAAATTATTTCCATACAAAGTAGAATGCCTTAACGAAGAAGAATATATATATCTTAAAGGATTCTTTAGCATTAATAAAAACATAGTAAACAACATAGAACAAAAAGAACTATTAACAATACACAATAGAGTATTTAACACCAACAAAAAACCTTCAAGCTGTGGTAGTTGTGTAAAAGGTTTAGTTGATACAATGAGAAGATTATATAATGAATATGAATACGAAAGAGAAAGTAAAAGCAATTGAAAAAAAGTTAATTGTATTTCTAAATAAATACAGAACAAATACAGAACAAAAAAATGAGCAAAGCAGATTTAATACCATTCAAAAAAGGACAGTCAGGAAATCCTAAAGGAAGGCCAAAAGGTAGCAAGAACAGAAGCACAATTTTAAAAGAATTAGCAGAACTTAGAACAAAGGGAATAGACCCAGTTACTGGAGAAGAAGTTTGGATGACTAATGAGTATAGAATGGCAATGGCAGTAATAGAAAAAACTATTGCAAAAGGTGACCATCAAGCATTAAATATGATATTAGATAATATCTATGGTAAGCAAAAAGATTCTGTTGATATACATACCTCAGAACAAGTAAACCACGATTTCAGAAACATCATTGCACGGATTAAAGCTCAATAAAAAGTATTTAGTATTAGATGAATCATTTGCACGTTATTTTATTGTAACTGGTGGTAGAGGTTCAGGTAAATCATTTGCAGTTAACTCTGTACTATTACTATTAACTTACCAAGCTGGACACACAATATTATTTACACGTTACACGCTAAGAGCAGCCAGCATTAGTATTATACCTGAGTTTATAGAAAAGTTAGAACTGCTTGGAGTTATTGACCAGTTTAAAATAACAAAGGATGAAATAATAAATAAAGGCAATGGTAGCAAGATAATATTTAGAGGTATTAAAACAAGCTCAGGCGACCAAACAGCAAATCTAAAATCATTAACTGGCATTACTACGTGGGTAATGGATGAGGCAGAAGAATTAAATGATGAGGATATATTTGATAAGATTGATTTAAGTGTTAGAAATAAAACACAAGAGAATAGAGTTATATTAATACTTAATCCAACAACAAAAGAACATTTCATTTACAAGCGTTGGTTTGAAGATAGAGGAGTTGCTGCTGGTAGTAATATAACTAAAGATGATACTACCTATATACACACTACATATTTAGATAACTTAGATAACCTTTCAGAAAGCTATATTAAGCAGATTGAGACAATGAAGGTTAGAAGGCCAAACAGATACAAACATACTATTGAAGGTGCTTGGTTAGATAAAGCTGAGGGTGTTATATTTACTGATTGGAGTATAGGAGAATTTAAGCAAGTAGGCAAAGTTGTATTTGGCCAAGATTATGGTTTTAGCAATGACCCAAGCACATTAGTTAAAACGAGCATTGACAAAGAAAATAAAGTTATCTATATACAACTATGTTTCTACCAAACTAAATTAACTACAAGCGAGATATTACAACTTAATAAAAAGTTTGCAGCAGATAATTTAATAGTAGGTGATTCAGCAGAACCAAGATTAATAACAGAACTTAGTAGAGATTGTAATGTTGTGCCAGCTATCAAAGGTCAAGGTTCAATAACATTTGGTATTAGTTTATTACAAGATTATGATTTAGTAATTACTGAAGATAGTACAGAATTAATTAAGGAGTTAAATAACTATTGTTGGTTAGAGAAGAAATCACAAACACCAGTAGATAATTTTAATCACGCTATTGATGCGTTGAGGTATGCTGTTAGCTACCAATTACAGAATCCAAATTTAGGAGAATATCACATTTATTAAAAAAAATTTACAGAGGTAGAACAAAAAAAATTAAAAAAAGTTGTAAAATAATTTGGTAGTTATAAATATAATTACATATATTTGTACTGTAATTAATTTTACAAGAGTTCTTTAAATAAATAGGAAATTTGTTTTTTGCGGAAGCAGAAGTTAAATTGCGAGTATAAAACGTTGAGTTGCGGCAAGAATGCGTTAATTACTGAGTAAAGTATCGAACTAAATATTTAGGTTCATATCTACTGAAAGATGTAGAATGTTCAGAAAAACACAATAGGTAATGCTTGGACAAGGGAGGTGAAAAAATATAACCTTAAAATCCTGACTAAAACGAACCCATTTGAAACTGGGGGGGTAGATAGAACTACAGATATGTAGATTGTTTCAATACCTTGATAACCTAATTACTGGAATCCTAACTATTTATTTAGAGAACTAATGGCTCATATCATAAGACGTTATGTAACTGGGAGTATGAAATACAAATAAGAACACAGAATAAAAAGCCACTTCAGAAGAGTGGCTTTTTTTTATAGCCACGCTTAAGCCACCCTTAAGCATTTAGATAAGATAAGAAAAGATAATATATATATAGTAATTTTTATTATATTTGAAATAAGCAAATAATAGCCAATGTAATTTGCGTTTTGGTTTAAAGTAGGTAGTCGGCAAAAGAGCGTTACCTACTTTTTTTTATATTTGTATATAACGATTTACTAATTAATACGTTTATATATAAATGAAGTTAACTATTAACATACCAGAAACACTTAATGAAGTTACTTTAAAGCAATACCAAAAGTGGTTAAAGATTGCTGAGGGTAAAGAACTGGATTCATTTCTACAACAAAAGATGGTAGAGATATTTTGTAATATACCACTTAAGCAAGTATTACAAATAAAAGCTACTGATATAAACAACATCTGCGAAGAGCTATCAAAACTATTTAATAACGAACCTAAATTTATAGATAGGTTTACTTTAAATGATAAAGAGTTTGGATTCATACCA